CATGGATATTTTGCTCGTGGTGGGACTGTTAATGTTGCAGTTACTGTAGGTGTAGATAATGTTAACGGACAAGCAACAGGTGTATTTTATTTTGGTGGTGTAGAAAAACCTGCTTTCTATCCTATTAATAGGGGTGTTACTTTTATCTTTGATCAATCAGATTCAACTAATGCTACCTACAACAGTCAAGCTCATCCATTGATGTTTAGTACAGGATCTGATGGTGATCATAATGGTCATGGTCACTATATGACAGGTGTACAATATAAATTGGATGGTGCTAATGTTACTATGGCTGGATATGTTAGTGGATTTGCAGCCGCTACTACTCGTACAGCAGAATTTACTGTCGCTGCAAACGCACCTGATACACTTTACTACTGGTGTCATTCACATACAGGACAAGGTAATAGTCTTCAAGTTAATCAAGGTCCTTGGGTTCAACTATTAGATAAATCTTCATCTATTGGAGAACTTAGAGATGTAAATCTTTCAACTGCACCTACTAATGGTCAAGTATTGAAGTGGGTTACTGCTAGTAATCATTGGGCTCCAGCAGATGACACTGGTGGAGGAGGTGGTTCTTATGATAATGCTGCTGTTGATGCTCATATCAATTTATCATCAGCTAATGTTAACGAGGTTTTAAGTTGGAATGGATCTGACTATGATTGGGTGGCAAATTCAGGAGGAGGAGGTAGTAGTCTTACAGTACAAGATGAAGGTTCTGCATTATCTGTTGATGCTACAACATTAAATTTTGTAGGTGCAGGTGTGGTTGCGTCTGGTTCTGGTGCAGTAAAAACAATAACTATTGGTGCAGCAGCAACAGCACCACCTACAATTTCATGGACTCTTACTGCTCCTAACAGTTCTGCATATGTAATTTCTGGTGATGGATTCCCTACAGGTCAAAGTGATCCTACTCTATATCTCATAAGGGGTCAGACATATAACTTTGTTAATAATGCTGGTTCACATCCATTTAGAATTCAAACTGATGGTCCAACAGTTAATGGAGGAACACAATACAATAGTGGTGTAACAAATCAAGATGCAGGTAATGGAGTTACTTTAAAATTTGTTGTACCAATGGATGCACCTGATACATTATACTATCAGTGTACAGCACATACCAATATGTTTGGAACGATAAGCATAGTAAGTCAAGGATCTGGTAGTGGATTGGGTAGTAGAACAACAGTTTCTGGAACAACAGGTTCAATTGCTAATAATGCTTCTGATGTTGTAAACATCACAGCACATAAATCTTATGCATTACTATCAATCAAACCATCGGTAGCAGCATGGGTAACATTATATACTGACGCTGCTGCAAGAACTGCTGATGCAAATAGAGTTCAAGGTGCAGATCCTGCACCTGATGCAGGTGTTATTGCTGAAGTAATTACTACAGCAGCTGCAACTGAAGTTAAAATGAGTCCTGGTGTTATTGGATGGAACAATGATGCCACACCAAGCACTTTAGTATATACAAAGGTAGTTAACTTAAGTGGTAGCACTGGCACTGTAAATGTAGAATTAAAAGTATTAAAACTGGAGTCTTAAATTGTGAAAGTAACAGTTGACGTTGTACTGAATGATGGAGAAGATAGCACCACGTTCGGTGATAGTTTTTCTTCTAATGATAATGTAGATGTAAGAAACCCTATGGTTTCTTGTCCTACTTTAATAGGTGTAAATGTAGAAGAATCTTACTTTGATACTTTTAAATCAGATTCTAGAATTAAATCAGTACAAAAAGCAGATGAGTTTAAGGTTTCTGGAATGGGAACTATCCCTCCTTTTGTCAATATGAATGGCAAGACAGTTGTTGCTCTTTCAAGTCAATGGGACACTACTCAACCTGGTAGTAATTTTATTCCAACACAATTTTATTATGATACTGATATCATACCCTCACCTCCTTTAGCAACTGTTACAAAGACTTGGTTTTATCCTCACACACCTACTCCTGGTGCTTTTATAGCACTTTATGATAATACTTCTTTAGGAATAACAAAGGGTACATCAAATCCAACTCTTTCAGTATCTGAAGGTAACACTTTAAAAATTACTCCTGCGTTAACTTATAATGTAGCAGAGATTAAGGGACTTGTAGCACCTGCAACTCCAGTAACTTATAACATAGCAACTACAGCACCAAGTTCTTCTTTTTATAATTTAACTGGAACTGATAGAAATGGTACTGTTAGTGGTCCTGATGCATCTGTTAATATACTTGTTGGAGATACAGTTAATTTTAATTTACAGGGTGTCTCAACCATTCACCCATTTTATATTAAGACATCACCAACAACAGGCACAGGTAATCAGGTAACCACACCAGCTGCTACTGGACAAGGTTCTACGGGAACTGCAACAGTATCATGGACACCAAACACAGCAGGTACATACTATTACATATGTGCTGTGCATGGTGGAATGGTTGGAACTATCACAGTAACTAGTACATCTGGTTATATGATAAACCGTTATGATAGAGCTAACAATGAGGATACAGGTAATGGTACTCTTAATCCAACTATTAATATAGAAGTTGGTGATACTATAGAACTTTATAACACTGCCATATACACTGGATATCCAATATTCATTAAGACTGCTCCTACTAGTGGAACTAGTGATCTTGTATCTACTGGGACAACTTATGGACAAGGTGGAGATGGATCAGCACCTTATTCAGTAGGATGTGGATGGGATACTACTGGAGTTACACCAGGAACTTACTATTATAATTCTTCAATGGCTGCTGGTATGGGCGGTCAAATAGTAGTTCACGCAGCTGGAACATATTCTAATCATCCATTGTATATTAAGACTGCTGCCACTACTGGAACTGGGGATCAAGTTACTAATGCAATGACTGGTATTAGTGGTGTTACTAATCAAGGTACTACAAGTTCTTCTAATTCACTACAAGTAACATTCGGATCTGGATCAGCAGGTACGTATTACTATCAATGTGGAATACATGCTGGTATGGGCGGTCAAATTAATGTAGTTGTATCAGAAAAAAATTCAGTTGGAACAAGAACTGGTGCTAACTATACACCTGATACAGGTGCTTCTTATGCTAACGTAAATTATAGTAGTCAATGGGTTGGTAGACATGTAGATATTGTTACAATGGAAGCAAATGATACTGCTCTTGCTTTCACACATGCTAATAGTCATGCTGATTTTGATAGTTTGACAAATCCTGGAACCAGTAGAGTTATTCCTGTAGACTGGCCAGGATTAAGTGCAGCTAATACACAGGCAACTGTTCAAACTCAAATACTAACAGAACATGGTAATGGTGTATTGAGTGCTGCTGGTGGTACGATATGTGGGTTTGCTAAACATGCAAATTTATATCAAATAACATCCACTGGTGGTGATACTTTTCCTGACATGTATAATGCATTATTGAATTGGCATAATGGGAAAACAGTTAATCCTGCGACTGGGGAGAGAAATCCTACCATAGCAATTGGAGAAGTGCAGTGGGGAACATGGTGGGATAAAGCATATAGAATAATTGATATTAAAGCAATTGTTAATTATGATAGCAATACTCAAACTTCTACCACTATTGCTTCAAGACCAGCTGGAGGATGGGGTCAAACTGGTAGTGACTTAACACCATTTCTTGATGCTGGTATAATACCTAGACAACTTAAAGATCCAACTACTAATGAGATGTATTGGGTTGTTGGAATATCTGCTGGTTCAGAATATGCATCTTTAATTAATGCAATGACACAGTGCAATGCAGCTGGTATTCATATAATTAATGGTGCTGCTAATCAAGGACAAACATTTCGTAAATATAATGATCCTCTTTATCAAAATTTGCAAATTGAGATGGATATTACACAACCATATACTAGATATAATCTGATATACGACTATGACGAGAATAATAATTGGATATTAAAAATTGAGACTGGAACTCAATATTCAGGAGGATCAGGACAGTATTGGAGAGTCTTCTGGAATTATGGTATACATGGTCATGATTTTGCGATAGATGTAGCTGCAGGACAAGTCTCAGAGGAGTGGTCTGTATTAGATGATTACTCATGTAGAGGACCAGGTGCAGATATTATTGGTATGGGTGCTAATACATTTACTTCTAATCCTGTAACCACATTTGCGGGACAAACACAAAAATGGGGTATGTTCTCAGGTACAAGTTGTGCAGCACCTACAGTAGTAGGTAAAGCAGCATGTGAAATAGAAAAATATTTTACTTTCAATAATGTGTACCCAACACCTACACAATTAAAAGAAATAGTTTGTCAACAACATTATTTTTATGGTCATCGTGAAGATGATTCATATGAAAAGAAACATGTTGTTCTTAGTGATTCTTACATACAATCTTTAACACCATACGGATCAGCTAATAGTGTTGGTACAATTAATTGGACTAGCGTTAATTCTCCTAGCTCTACTAATAGTTATTACACTCATTACTATGGTAATGGAACAAGACAATGTACACTATATGACAACCAATATATAAATGGTTGGATCACAACTGTTGAACTCGCAGGAACTACTAGACAAAAAGCAAATCTAAATGTTAAAGGATTTGAGAGAAGTCAAACTAGAGGAGTTAGACCTAAATCAGGTGCAGTATATCCAAGACCTAAAATTGGTAGACATAATAAATTACCCAAACTAAAATAAAATGAACGATGCTACTTTTTACATTGTAGATCAAGATGGTATGATTTATAATCAAGATGGTGTTTTACTACGAAGTGCTCGTGACTTTGTTACAGCATGTGAGACAACTAAAAATTACATAAAGAATGCAAGATCAAAAAATTACACTGATAAACCTTATCAGATGGGTAAATCAAGAATCTTTACAGTTGTATAAATACTACAGATTAATTTTTGATTATGGCAGAACCAAAGACTCCTCCTAAGAAAGAGGAAAAACCAAAAGGTATCATCGGTAAAATCAAAGAAAATATTGATGATAAAGAAGAGCAACTAGCATTCCTATCTACAATCGTGAGACTTGCGGTCCTCACTTGGTCCGCAGGAATTTTAACATTAGCGTATGTTAAATTGCCAGCAGCATTTAAAATCCCAGAACAAAAACTGGATCCAACTTTCATAGCTTCGGTTTTTACA